AAAAGGGCAGGTGGCCGCCATCGCTCACGCATACCAAGACTGCCTTGCACTTGCCGATGCCGAGGATGGCGAGATCGACTTGGGAAGTCTAGCAGAGGCGGCCTTGGCAAGTGCCGAGGAACTAAAGCAGGAATTTCCGTTCTTGTCAGCTATGAAAGAATGCGAAGAGGGGGGTAAATGAGGCATGGCAGCGCCAATCATAGCCCGCTACAACGGTGGAAATTGGGTTGTCCGTAGCCCTCTGTCATATCAGTGGGACGTAAGCGATAGGATAACAATGATATACGTGGAGGTAGATAAGCAGGAGGCACGTTGGTATGGCATTAGCCTAGCTAAAATCATAGACGATGAGCGGGTACTTGTAGACTTCAACGAATTTAAGAAACTTTTAGCCCGTAAATTCGGGCAGCTATTGGAGTAGGAATTATGCCAAGAATGTTAAGTGACAGTGAACTAGACGTATTAGATGCCCAACAGCAACAAATTGAGGCACTAAAATTTCAACTAAAACTAGGGCTTACCACAGTGGATAACCTTATGGTTTCCATAGAAGACCTAGTGCCTGAAGACCAAGAGGTACCACAGGCATACAAGCATGCCGTCTTTTGGACGGGTGATGCAGATACTTTAATTAAGGGTTAGCACCTTGCTAGTGCTAACGGGGTGACCGAATGATGGGGTAACAGCCATTAAGGTACTCTTACTTGAGGGGGAACGTCGATTGATGCAGCCTTCAAGGAAATGCTCGGTGGTTGTAGGCGAAAGCTGTTGAATCCATTGAGTGAGGTATTGAGACAAGCACTTGCCGCTAACTGTTAACGGGTGCGCAGCGTGACTATACGTTGCAGTCTTAATTGCGGGTAATAAGTAAGTCCCGTCCCCTTACCTTTTATTTTATATGGGAGAAAAAATGGACAATGAAATACTAACCACCCTCACAGCGGCCATAGCCGAACTGACAACAAGCGTCAAAGAATTGACGGTAGTGATGGAACCTACTAAAAGAAAAGTAAGACAAAAGAAAAGTATAGATGTTAATAATAATATAGATAATAATAATATATATAATAATATATATAGCAAGGATCGTGCCAAAAAAGACCCCGATTTATCCTTCGATGTTCGCAGTGTTGTAGCTCATTATCGGACATATCACCCCAAAGCCCTCAGGACGCTCCTCAAGAAGAGCAAGACCTATTTAGGGGTAAAGGGTCGGTTGAATGACGGATACACCGTGACGGAGCTTGTATCGGCTATAGATGGCATGCACAAGTCACCTTTCCACCTCGGACAGAATGAACAGAAAACTCGGTACCTGTCTTTGGAGCTTTGTATGCGTAATGCAGAGCAGGTGGAACGGTTTATATCTATCGACCGCGACGAAGTGGTTCCCGATGTTGGGGTCAACACATTGAAAACGGTTAATGCAGCAAAGGAGTGGCTGAAAAATGGGTGAGTATAATTCAAAACATGAGAACACGCATCGGGCAGCGTTGCGGTACCTTGCTAAGAAAACATATGAGCGTAAGAAGCGCGAATGGGTAGAAGTACGGATAAAAATTTCAATCTTCTTTTTTTCACTTGCGCTAACAGCTATTTTATATTATTGGAACAACACATTCGGGGGATAGGATGATCACACAATCAAGCATAAAGCGTTATCAGGACTGTGAGTACAAGTTTAAACTGCGTTACGTGGACTTATACCGAGAGGATAAGGAGAGCGAGGCATTGGTTTTGGGGTCACTTGTACACTTGGGCTTAGAGGCATTTTTGCTTGGTAAACCCCTTGAGGTAGCCCTTGAAGAGATAGAGCGGTCAGCAAACACATACCTGCTATGTGATAAAGACCCGTCGATCATTGATAAGTCGTGTATCTTTGTTGAGGGCTACTATAAACGATATGCCGAGCTTCACGCAGAGAGGTACGAAACCGTATCTGTGGAGCAGGAATTCACTATGGAGTTCGGCCCAAACACTATCGGCGGCAAGTTCGACGGTGTTTTGCGCGACAAAAAAACAGGGGAGGTGATTCTGATCGAACACAAGACCTGTGGCGATTGGACTTCTAAAGATGCTATGGGTACCTATTGGCAACAACGCCAAAATGCATTCGATACGCAGCTTGTTATCTATCAAGAGGCACTGCGCCGAGACATGGGCTTGCCTTGGGAAAAGCCGCCGAGAATTATTTACGATGTGATTTACAAGGACAAAACTCAAATGAAGGACTTGTCCAAAATGCACAAGTTCTACACTGACGATTCCATGATGCACAGGTTCAGCTATACTCGACAGGATATAGTTTATACTCCCGCCGACAGGCAGCGGGCGCTTAGTGAGTATGACACCTTGGCCACTCGCATTCAAGACAGGATGCAAGATGGGCAATGGATACGCAACACAAACGCATGTAGAAAGGGATGGGGGATGTGCGAGTTCTTTAAGGTGTGTCAGGGAATGGATGACCTTGAGACTGCCGACAATTTAGTTAAACTAGAGGCGGCTCATCCTGAGTTGCCTCAACTTATGGAGGAAAAAAAATGAACAGGTTTTCTTTGGCTAAGTCCAAAACAAAAAAGAAAAAACCACCACCGAGGCTAATGGTGATTGGAGATCCGGGGATTGGTAAGACCACCTTCGCCGCCAATGCCGACAGTCCCGTTATCATTGCGACCGAGAGCGGTAGCATAGGTACGGACGTACATACATTGCCGAGCGATGGCACATGCCGAACGTGGCAGGATGTTATCGATTCAGTGGATGCCCTATTGGAATCCGACCACAACTATAAGACTGTGGCTATCGATACATTGGACAATGCAGTGTCTCTTTTAGAAAAAGAAGTGTGCGACACTGACTTCGGTGGAGTGATGAATGCCACCCGAGGTCGTGAAGGCTTCAATAGCTATGGCAAGGGCAACGCAGTAGTGGCGCAGCGCCTAAAGGAGTTCTTACAAATAAAGCTTGATGCCCTGCAACAGCAAGGCATGCAGGTCATTCTTTTGTCACACACAGGTGCTGCCAAGGTGAGCAATAGCCTAATGCAGGACTTCACGGCTTGCGCGGCTTCCCTGCCCAAGCAAAGCTTGGCTGTAATCAATGCATGGTGCGACCAAATAGGTCACGCTTGTAGTGACATAAGAGTAATTCAACGGGACGGTGAAAAGGCCAAAGCTCAAGCAGTAGGCAACGAGCGATGGCTAGTGTTCGAGCCTGAACCGGGACGCTTAGTTAAGAGCCGCATTGGGTACGAGATGCCGTCAAGGGTTCCTCTCGGGTATTCGCAGTATGCTGCGGCTATGGGCAGCGACTTATCCACCGATGAGGTGAGCAAGTGCTTAGGGCTTCTTGGCTCAGTGGATGAAGAGACTCTTGGGGTTGCGTTGGGTAGCTTAAAGAAAAGCTCAAAGGTCAAAAGCGTAGATGATATTAACAAGGATGTTTTAGCCGGACTTGGCTTAGACAAACTAAAGCAATTAAATAATTGGTTAACAACAAAAGTATAGAGGAGCAGTAATGATTAATTATCCTGATAACAAAACAACAGTGGAGACAAGCTTGCCTCAAGAGGGTGACTTTATTTTTCCAAAGGGCACTTATGATTTCAGCATCACAAGCGCAGCACATAAAACCTATCGGACAGGCACGGAGGGTGTCGAGATTGAGCTAGAGGGTTACTACAACTCCGGCAAAACCTTTCGATGCTTCGACCGAGTGTTCTTAACGGCGAATGCCATGTGGAAGTTTGACCAATTCTTAGCAGGATTGGGATTAAACAAGCGTCCCGAAAATGACGATGAGCTTTTAGGGCTTGTTGGCAAGAAGGGCAATGCGGTGATGGGGCCGAATGATGATGGGTATCCAAAGGTACTCCGATACAATGAGATCGAGATTGCAGAGGATTGGTCTAAAGTTGGGCCGCCACCGATGCAAACATCAGAAGACGTACCATTTTAGTGGTAATGTGGGAGTTTAAACTATAGATTTATTGTGGATGTGGCTTTGTGGGTATCTTCCTACTCCCCTAAGCCTACTTGGTCACATCCACTTTGGGGAGATTATGAAGCATTTTAAGAGTAAATTTAAGTGGCTTAACAAGCTTATATGTCGGTTGTTTGGTTGCGCCCTAACTCACGTTAGCGCGATGGCCTTTGCGGAGGGTGAACTAGAGCCTGTGGAGATACTCATGGTATGCCCACGGTGTGGACAGGCACACTGCCACGATTGGCCATTTCATGGCCCGTCCATAGCGATGGACATGGACGGCAATGAGATAGACTTGGAGTTTATTCCTGATTTTGACATAGACAGAAAAACACTAAACTAGGGGAAAATATGAAGGACACAGCAGTACATCTTGGAAAGGGGCCGACTAATGGCGCAAGTTATGCAACAGGTGGATACTTTAACACGATTGGCTTTGCAATGGTAGAATCTAGATTTGACCAAAAGACGGGCAAGGTCAGGACTCAGCACGACATGACTTCCGAAGAGATAAGGAAGCTCGAAAAGAAGTACGGTGCAAAGATACGCATGGACGTAGAGGTGCCGACTCACGGTACGATGGATGATGAATCAATCTGCAATGGTTGGTACTACAAGCAGCACCGAAGACGCAAGTTGGCAAAGGAGGCCCTTGATGCAGAAAAAGGACAAGGTTAAGTTCCTCGAAGTGCTAACATCGTTGAGTGATTTATACGATGCACCACTATCGCAGGGCAGCATCTCTCTTTATTGGGAGACACTAAAGGTGCTGCCACTCGATGGCTTCATCGCCGCCTCGAAGCACCATGCCGAGACAAGCAAGTGGATGCCTAAGCCAAGTGATTTCTTGGATGCCGCGAGGAAGGGCAGCATGAGCTTGGAGGAGCGCAGTGCGATGGCGTGGCTAGGTGTGGTGAGCGCGGTGCGTAGCGTTGGCGCCAATCGCGGGGTCAACTTTGATGACCCACTAATCCATGCGACTATACGTTCGCTTGGGGGATGGGCTAACCTTTGCCGGAGCAAAACACAATACTTTAATTCGACGGTACGGGCAGCGTTCCTTAAGACGTACGAGCATATGTCTCGATGCGCTGAGAATGGTACGGTACTTGGAACCTTGGGTAGCCTTGAGCCTTTGTATGGCGCAGAAAAGAATAGCGATATGATTGATATATCGACAGGGCTACCACAGGGGCCACAACACAAGATGCTCCGTGAACACGTAGCAGATAGGGAGTTAAACAATGGAAGGCTTACCAAGCTTATACAGGGAATTTCAAAGGCTACGGAAATCGATAGCACTACACAGCGAGAGCCTGAGCAAAATGCTCAAGGAAAAAAGGCAGGTGGACAAACGCTCGAAAGAACTACAGGTGATGATAGAGCGCAGGGTAGCGAAGAAAGTCGCTAGAGAGGAAGATCTTAATTATGTTGAACTCGATATCGAAAGATTGGAAGCACATGGACGAGAAGGAGAAGCAACGGTGGGAGGACTTTTATCGGGACAACCCGATTAAGCCTGACCGTGGAGAAATGCCTTGGGATAAATACAAGGATGGATACCTTCCCAAAAGAAGGAAGATAGAAAGCATACCTTGGGGAGAAGATGACACCTAGAAAAAACTACGAATCTCAGGCCGACCTCAAGAACGAAACCCGTGCGCTTGAAGATCTTGGTGTGGGCGATAGATACGACTTCTGTAAGCTCCCCGTGTCTTATCGCTTAGACTTTGCCATGATTAGAAAGCGTCCGGGTGGACAATGGTTCGGTGCGAACATACTTGCCTTCGTAGAGGTCAAGTGTAGGAAGGGGAACAGCACTGACCGAGATGAGTTCTCGATTTCAGCATTAAAAATAACACATGGGCTTTTACTCGCTCGTGCAACAGACAAACCATTCCTGCTTGTTATCAAGTGGGAGGATGAAACACTTATGTGCAATGTTGGTCAGGTCGATTGGCGCGTCCAAATGGGGGGGCGGGTTAAGACACGGCGCGATGGTGCCGATGTCGAGCCGATGATGACTTGCACCATAGAAGATAGTTTAATGACACCTAAATCATTTTTTAACAGGAGGGTAAAATGAATAAGTTTTTGGAGGATGTAATTGATATACTCGTTGTTGTGGCTATTTGTGGGTTTTGTGTGCTTCTTCTGTTTATTGGAAGTGGCTGTGCTAGGATCGTACCTCTTGACGGTGTGCGCTATCAAAATATGCACACGGGATGTGTATCAGATTTACGTGGAGAACCTGAGAGTTGGTGTGAATGAGTGGCCTGAGAAGTCGGCGCAAGGGACACAATTACGAGCGAGAGCTTGCGGCACGATTCAGAGAACACTTTCCTCACCTAGATATCAAGCGCGGCTTGGGTCAGGTGAGGGGCGGCGATCAAGGCCCGGATGTGGACATGCCGATGTTTTGGGTAGAGGCGAAGAGGCACAAGAGGTGCAACGTAAAGGCCGCGCTAAAGCAAGCTATAACAGATAGCGCCAATGATGAGCAGAAGCGCATCCCCGTAGCAGTATGCAGGAACGACCGCGAAGAACATGCAAGCGTGAGTATGCGCCTGAGCGACTTTATCACCATACTAGAGAAGTTGTTGCCATGAGAGGGGCAGCGTTCTTGAGTCTGATGCTCGTCGCGTCCTGTTTCGAGTTGCCCAAGGAAGTGCTATGCGAGAGCCACTGTTGGAACATACAAGACTGCGCGAGGGAAAATGACCCTGAGCATAAGGTGGACAGGACGCTGCCCGTAGGGGAGTGCTTCACTGACTGCGAGGAAAGGTGGAACCACTCCGAGTTGAAGGATGCGTACGGGAAGCACAAGAAATACAACCATGACCGTGAACTAAACAGAGGAGTAAACGGATGCAAATACTTAGCATACTTCGCACGGAGATACGGAGAAGGAGCCGAGTGTATAGATGGGGTTGTTAGCGTTAGCGTTGATGGCGAAATTTATGATTGTTACGTGAGGTAAAAATGACTTTAGAAGAAATCAAAAGAGAACTGTTGGAGCGCATAAAGAGTGCGAAATACAATGGGCAAGATGAAATCGTACTCAGCCTGTCTCAGGCAGCGATGATATTAGAGGGGCTTATAACCCAAAGATGGGATGACATAACGGTGCCCATTACTGATGACGATAGAAAATAATATCCCATAGTTGTGGGTTGAGATTTTTGAAGAGAAGCATCCCCCTAGTACAATTCTCAGCTAGGTCTTCGTTGCTTATGTGAACCAATCCGCTCGACGGCCCATATTCCTTTGTCCTGTCATCCATCCACATACTACTTAAGATAACGTGCCATATCTCGTGAACCAACGTGTGGCGCTGTGCTTCACGGTCGAGCTTGGCGCTTACCTTTATGGTGCGCTCAGAAAAGTCCGTCAACCCATCAAGCTCTTCGCCATCTAGTTCCACTATCGGCACAAATAAGATCTGATACTTCGCCCATCCTATGTTGAAATGACCAACACCCTTTTTGCGTAACTCCTCAGTCAATTGCAATGTTATACTCCTCTAAGATGTGGGGAATTTCCCTACACTTATTTTCATCCCAAAGTTGCCGAACGGCAATTCTGCGATTGTTCATATACATATATGCTCCGGGGCAACGCTTCATGGGGTCCTTGGTGGCTTCAGGAAGCTCAGTATGACCCCATATATCAACTGCTCCTATATAGCGGCACAGCGAGGCGCTCAGGAGGTCTACGGCATATTTTTGGTAGGCATTTGGATGCTCATGGTTGAAGTCACCCCTAACGGCTATTGCTAGAGCTTTGGTATTCCATCTACGTGCGTGTACCCCACAATCTTTTAGACTTAGGCACTGAAATGTCTTGCTATAGTCTATGACAAAATGATAAGGGGTGCCACCACCTGTGAGTCCAATCTTTGGGTGGTATTGAAACCATTTAGAAACATGGAGTCCGAAGTTATGTTCACTATTTGCCTTGGCATTTGCACTTTCGCAGTAGTCACACTCTTTCGAGTTGCAATTTAACTTCGGACCTATGCGATGAATCAATACCTTCTCAGGTTTGATGAGTTTCTTGTACTTCCCATCGTCGGCTGCCTCGATGATGTTTATGCATTCAAGTTTAAATTCCATCGGGTTGTACTCTTCACCAAGTGAATTTGAGTCCTCCGATTGCTCCCCACCTGTGGTCGGTAAAGCTTTTGAGTTCTGCTTCTCCGTAGACT